ATTGTCTCAAGTGACAAAGATTTTTATCAATTATTAGACGAGGAGACGATTATTTATCGACCAGTGCAGGCAGTTTTTAAAACAAGGGATGATATATTAGATGAATTTAAAATTCATCCAAATAATTTTGCCTTAGCAAGAGCCGTCAGCGGTGATAAAAGTGACAACTTACAAGGTGTTAGAGGGGCAGGTTTAAAGACCTTGGCGAAACGTTTTCCATTTTTGATAGAAAATAAAGATTATAGTTTAACTGATTTGGTTGATGTTTGTGAAAAAACAGAAAGCAAGCTAAAAATTCATGAAGGCATCATTAATAATTACGATAAGATTTTAAAAAATTACAAAATTATGCAACTGTATATTCCTAATGTCTCATTTCAAGTTAGAGATATTGTAAAAAATTCAGTAGAAAATTATTCAAAATATTATAACAAAACAGAAATCGTTAAAATGATGTTTCAGGATGGTTTTCCAGAAATCAGGTGGACAGATCTTTTTGCAAGCTCTAACAGGATATCAAAAACTTAAACTATTTATATTCGGAGGTTTTAAAATGAAAAACTTTAAAGAAATGGTATACGGCAATCTTTTTGAGGCAAAAAAGAAAGGGAACTACGATGACGATGATGGAAAAGGTGAAAAATGCGATTATGTTCCATGTAAAGACCGTTTAAAAGAAGAAAAAGAAGTTGCAACTGATGAAGAAATCAAGAAAGTTGTAATTGATATTTTAGATGAAGAAGGCGGCGCATCCGGTTTAGATCCAATCAAGGTCGCAGTAGAGAAGTTGAATCTCCCAGAAGATTTTAATCTTGAAGAGTTTTTAGATTCTTTGCCCGATGACGAAATTAAAAGGCATCAAGAAAAAGATTACATTGAAATGACTGGATTAAAAGAAGAAAGTACTACCACATAACACCCCGAAAAACAGTTTCGCTTGACAATCACAGCTATTCTTGTTATGATGATAGACCCAACAAAAGGTAAACTATGCGTACAAGCGAGAAGGTTGATTTCTCAAAATTCGGTAATATGTTCCAAGAGAACCTCGCCAAACTCATCCTCATGGATAGGGCTTATTCTGACCAGATTGGCGAGGTTCTTGAGACTGAATATTTTGAAACAAAATATCTAAAAAAATTCACAAATCTAATTTATCAATATAAAGAAAAATATGAGGTTCATCCATCATTGAACCTCATGGCGTCTTTAATCAATACAGAGATGGACAAGGAAGATGACTTGGTAATCAAACAAGTCCGCGACTTTCTTATTCGTATTCACTCAGACCCAGTAGTGCAGGGTGAAGAATACATTAAAGATACTGCTTTGGATTTCTGTAAGAAACAGAAACTAAAAGAAGCAATCGTAAAATCAGTTCGGCTGTTAGAAAAATCTTCGTTCGATCAGATCAGTGATTTAATTAATGAAGCACTTAAATTAGGGCAATCAAACGATTTTGGATATCACTATATTAAAGACTTTGAAAAGCGGTTTGAAATTAAAGTTCGCAGCCCTATGACAACAGGGTGGAAAACCTTTGATGATCTTATGGAAGGTGGTCTTGGCGCAGGCGAACTCGGTGTCGCTATGGCAGGCACAGGAGCGGGAAAAAGTCATATTCTTGTACATTTAGGTTCTCAGGTGCTTAAAGCAGATAAGACTGTAGTTCATTATACATTAGAATTATCAGAAACAGTTGTCGCTCGTCGTTATGATTCGTGTATTACAAAGGTTAAATTAAAAGACTTAAACACTTTTAAAGATAATATTTTGGAAGAAATTAAAAATATTAAAGGAACACTGATTGTAAAAGAATATCCAACTAAGTCTATTACGACTACTGCAATTAAAAATCACTTATCAAAATTAAAAATGCGCGGAATCGAACCAGACATTATTATTGTTGATTATGCTGATTTGATTAGTCCAAAAAAGAGTTACGGTGAAAAAAGACACGATTTGGAATCAATATATGAAGAATTGCGGGGAATCGCTCAAGAAAATAAATGTCCAGTTTGGACGGTTTCCCAGACAAATAGAACAGGGTACAACGCCGAACTTGTTACGATGGATTCAATTTCGGAAGCTTTTTCTAAATGTTTTGTCGCTGACTTTATATTTACTCTATCTCGCACTACCGAGGACAAAAATAACAATTCAGGAAGATTCTTTGTAGCAAAAAATCGTTTTGGTCCAGACGGGTTGATTTATCCAGTTGAAATGGATACAAGCAATGTAAAGATTTCAGTAGAACAAAATTCTATTGACCCATCTGTTGTTGGAAAGAATGCTGCAAAAGAACAGAAAGATATGTTAAGGCAAAAATATAAAGAATTACAAAAAGAACTAAAAGGAGAATAGTTAATGCAAATAGCATCAGAAATTTTATCAGATATTACAGTACACATGAAATATGCAAAGTACCTTCCCGAACAGAAGCGAAGGGAGAATTGGACAGAATTGTGTACTCGTAATAGAGATATGCATATTAAGAAATATCCAAAACTAAAAAAAGAAATTATCCAAATCTATGACAACTTTGTTATACCAAAGAAAGTTTTACCTTCAATGAGGTCGATGCAATTTGCCGGTAAGCCAATTGAGGTAGCCCCAAACCGCGTATATAACTGTGCTTATATGCCAATAGACCATGCTGATGCTTTTGCTGAATGTATGTTTCTTTTATTGGGCGGGACCGGCGTTGGTTTTTCTGTTCAACAACACCATGTTGAAAAGTTGCCAGAGATTCGCAAGCCAAATTCAAAACGAACCCGTCGATTCTTAGTATCAGATTCTATTGAAGGTTGGGCCGATTCAGTGAAGGCACTTGTTTACTCTTATTTTAAGGGCACGTCCAAACTTCGTTTTGATTTTAGTGACATTAGGCCAAAGGGTGCTCGCCTTATAACATCTGGTGGGAAAGCCCCAGGACCACAGCCACTCCGAGAATGTTTAGTAAAAGTGGAAGGTGTACTTCGTGAAAAAACAGATGGTGACAAATTAGAGCCAATTGAAGTTCATGATATTGTTTGCTACATTGCCGACGCTGTTCTTGCAGGCGGGATTCGCAGAGCAGCACTTATTTCGCTTTTCTCAGCAGACGATGATGAAATGATTGCAGCAAAAACGGGTTCTTGGTGGGAAACTAATCCACAGAGAGGTCGAGCAAACAACTCCGCAGTGATTCTACGACATAAAGTTGATAAAGAGTACTTCATGTCTCTTTGGGACCGTATTAAAAAGTCAGGATCAGGCGAACCCGGTATTTATCTATCAAATGATAAGGATTGGGGAACAAATCCATGCTGTGAAATTGCACTTCGCCCCTATCAGTTTTGTAATTTAACAGAAGTTAATGCTTCTAATTTAACTGACCAGGAAGAGTACGAAGCCCGAGTTAAAGCTGCGGCCTTTCTAGGCACCCTACAAGCCGGATACACGGACTTTCACTACCTACGCGATGTATGGCGCAGGAACACGGAAAAAGACGCTCTCATCGGCGTCTCGATGACTGGAATCGGGTCTGGTGCTGTTCTAAACTTAGATATGGAGTCGGCAGCAGCAGCGGTCAAAGAAGAAAATAGTAGAATCGCTAAAATTATTGGTATTCGTGAAGCAGCAAGAACTACTTGCGTAAAACCGGCAGGTACTACCTCATTAACCCTGGGAACTTCTTCTGGAATCCATGCTTGGCACAATAATTATTACATTCGTCGCCTTCGCGTTGGAAAGAACGAGGCAATTTATAATTATTTGTCTTTAGCCCATGAAGAGTTGATTGAAAACGAGTACTTTAGGCCACATGACACTGCTGTTATTTCTATTCCGCAGAAGGCCCCAGAAGGAGCAATTTATCGAACAGAATCGGCTATGTCTTTGCTTAAAAGAGTTGAAAGGGTTTCAAACGAATGGGTTCGCAAAGGGCATCGAAAGGGTCAAAACACTCATAATGTTTCAGCAACAGTAAGTATTCGTGAGTCAGAGTGGGATGATGTAGGGGAATGGATGTGGCAGAATCGTGATGTTTATAATGGTCTTTCAGTTTTACCTTATGATGGGGGCAATTATAACCAAGCACCTTTTGAAGACTGTTCCAAGGAAACTTACGAAGTCATGCTTCAATCACTAAACAAAGTTGATTTAAATAACGTCTATGAGACAGAAGACAACACTGATTTATCAGGGGAACTTGCTTGTTCTGCTGGCGGGTGCGAAATTACATAAGTAGACAATAGCTAATAGTTTAACAAGGCAGGGGGATAATCCCCCTGCCTTAACTATTTATTTTATTAATTAAAGGAAAAGCAATAACTATGTTTGAAAAATGGAAACTATTTCTTGAAGATAAGTTGCATGATGAATTAGAAGACATATTAGCGAGGTTTTTTGATTAATGTCTAACGAAAGAAAACAATTTAATTCAACAATAAATACAGCCGTCGAATTCACTGAACTGAAAGGTTCGTTAAAAAGAATTGAAGATGTAATAATGACAATTA